ATATCACCATTGATGATAAGATTGCGTACACCTAAAGCATTCTGTGTTGCTAGTGTGCTAGAAGTGGCAGGTAGGTTTAGTGTTGTTGTTCCTGCAACTGCTGGTGCTTGTATGGTAACTTCACCAGATGTATCGCCTTTTAGTTTTATACTTGCCATTATTGTGCCTCTTCAGGAGTGTTGCCGTCATCTAACCATTGTAGGTATTCTTGGTAGTCTGTGTTAGCATTGTCCATTGGTATATAAGCATTATCTGACTTTCTTATAATCATTTCAGTGCTGTTTGAATTTGTTGAAGGGTCTGTAATATTTTTATATGCCATAATTATAACTCCGCATCTATACTAAAATCAGCTATCGTAAAGTTTCTATCACCACCAGCACCATTAGCATTTGCCCAAATAGAAAAACCATCTTTTTTAATTCTATGAGCAGTTGGTCCTGTACTAATGCCTGTTGCAGTTATTGTTCCAAATGTAACGGTGGGGGTTGCTCTCATTGTTGTAGGATATTGAACTGTTGTAGACATTCTGCCACCATTAACATAGACTGCATCTGATTTCCATACACCATCTGTTTTAATAAAATACCTCTGACATCTCTGCAACTGTACATCATAAGGTAAAAACTCAAAGTCACTAGCAACTTCACCGACTTCTAATTGTACTCCAGTTATGTTGATGTAGTTAGATGTAGAGTCTGCTAGGTTGACTGTAAGTCCAGCCGCTAGGTCTGTAGTATCTGTAGCTTCCCAAGATGTTGGCACTGAACCTGTATTATAATTACTTCCAGAAGCCAAAAACCAAGACATACGAATTGAGTCGTTATTATCATTATCAAAAGCACCTGTAGTATCACCAGCAAAAGTTAATATTTTCTTTTCCCATGTATCAGCAGAATCTATAGTGTAAGTTGAACTAATCATTCTGTTATTATCTCTATCTTGTATATTAAGTTGATATGTGCCAGTTTTGTTTGATTTTATCCAAAACGATAATGTAACTGATTCAGCATTTGATGTGCCTTTTTTTAAATGTTGTAAGTTTTGACCTTCAAATCTATGGTGTAGCTGAAAACTAGAACTCGCACTTAAACTAGCATTGGCTGTTGTGCAAGCCATTTTTAAACTATTAGCAAAGCCTTGTCCTGTTGGAACATCTGTGTCTTGTGTAAATGTCCATGTTCCAGCATCTGAAAATACATGATTCCATCTGTCACAAGTGTAATATCCTGATGTAGTTTTACCAGTTGCACTCGTTCCCCTTTGTGCTATCTGCATATCTCCGTTGATAAGAAGGTTACGATACATACTATTTGTTTTAGATAAACCATACGCATTACCACTAGAATCTGTTAAACCACTAGATGTAACTTTAGCTTTGGTGACACCATTGGCTTGTAGTTCTATTTCACCACTGGTATCTGGTGTGATAATTACACCATTACTTGTATCTGCATTTATTGTACTTGCCATTATACGACCACCCATTTAGAACCACTAGGAACTGTTACAGAAACTCCACCGTTTACTGTCACTGGTCCAGCAGTTAATCCATTATATCCACTAGGAATACTGTAGTTAGAACTTACAGTTGCATTGTTTACAAATATTCCGTTACTCGCACCAACTTGTTCTGAATATATTGTATTAGTCGCATCTTTGTGTCCTGACTTTTCAGCAGGGTATGTAACGAATACATCACTTGTGCCTGTGATGTTTAATAAGTTACCAGAGTTAGATGATTCTAATACAGTATCACGAGATAAGGTTGTGCCTGAAGCAGTATATGTGCCAATACCTACTTCCCAGTCATTAGCAGAAACAATAGCATAATATGTAGTATTGCCATCACCAACGGCTGAAAAAGACTGGAAACCATCGGCAGCACCATTTAGTGTTAGTGTGCCTGTGCCAGTCGTATTGGTGGTTTCTTTTATCCTATCTTTAACGACCAATGCCATTATCTATCCTTAGTCTAATGTAACTGTTAAGTTGCCTGATGCGATTTTAAATATGTCGCCAGAATCAATAGTTTTAGTTGTATCCAATACAGTATGAAATAATAAGTTACCACCACTTGCTGCATCGTGTAAGCCTATGTGAGTTACAGAACCCCATGATGCTGTTGCTTGTGGAAACTCGACATCAGCAGAGTTACTTGTAACACCATTAGATGGTGCAGAGAATGTAACTGCTGTTCTTGCATAAGAACCACCTGATACTTCTGTTCCTGAGCCTGCATCTGTTGGGTCTGTTGTAAATAAACCTACATATACTGTTGTAGGTGATGTGTAAGATGTGTTTCTAAGAACTGCATCGATTACTGCGTTCTCTAAATAATTACTAAATTCAGCCATGATTTACCTCGTTGATAATGTTATTGACATTGGAGAAGATGGATATTCGCTATCATCATCACTTGCTCTTAATGATGCTAGACCTCTATCGTATAAAGATGCCCAAGTAGCAACTCGTTCATCGTTCATTAGATAAGGTTCTGCTTCTGCTAATGCACCATATAACAATAAGTCTGGGCAGTTAGCTAAAAATAAATTAGAAGGTGTAGAGTCTGATAAGAAACTAGGCTTATAGTAATACACCATTCTTAATGTATATGCACTATCAGGTAATGGAGCAAACTGAAACTCTGTGCCTAATAGTGTATATTGGGTTGGAACACCTCTGTCTGTTGTTCTAGCGTTTCTAAAAAAGTTAGAAGTGTTTTGAAATTGTAATACTCTGACAGGGTTTGTGTCTAAGTGTATGTCTTTCATTGCAAGAAAGTCAGATGGCAATGCCACTGTAGAATCACCTGCTGTAGTTGTAGTCGTAGCTACTTTTAGCATTTGTCTAATGCGTAAATCTCTACGCAGTCTTTCTTCTGCTAAACGAATAAAGTCAGGTATCTTGGTGCTTAAATCGCTACGAGCAAGATAGTCTGCAATCGTTGTCTTTAATGTTGAGTAGCTAGTAAATGCCATTATACTCTGCCTTGTCTTGTCCTAAAAAATCTGTTGTCTGGATCGTTTAACCATGCTCTGAATTTCTTTTGATCTACTACATCGAAACCCTTCATGATTCCTTTTTTATTTAATGTGTCGATTACAGTCATTGGGATGGATGCAATTTTGTTTGATAATACATCTTCTTTCCAGCGGCCATTTGTTGCGTTGTATTCTTTTTTATTCTGTTCAATGATGTCTGTAACATCTTGTTCTGTTGCAATGACGATTCCACCATCGTCTGTATTGTGTACAACCTGTGTCTTAAATTCGTCTTTGTTTAATATCTTTGCCATAGTTCACCTATAAAGGTAAAGGCCTCCGAAGAGGCCTATTACACTTATGTTAAGTCACCGATTAGGCCATGAGCCGCTTCGTTTTTAACTTCTAGTGTGTATTCAACTAAAAGTTGAGTTTTTTCGCTGTCACCAGCTTTTGCCAATTCGTTTGTTTGGAATGGGCGTAAGTAAGCAATAGCTGCGTACTCTGGATCAAGAACGAATGCTACTTCACCTGAGTCAGCTTCAGCTGTCATGAATCTGTTAGGAACAACAGATAATGTACCAAAGTCTGATAAGTAAATGTCAGCAGCACCTACGATTGTAGATGGCTTGTTGCCGTCAGCATTGTAACGTTGTTGAGCGATACCTGTGAAAGCTGAGAACTCTTGTTTCTTAGCTGGAGATACCATAACAACTGATGGGTTACCACCGCTTGTATATGCTTCACGAACAACTTCTTTAACTTGATCTTCATCAAATGCACGGTTAGTACCGTCTACTTTAGCAGTAGTACCTAAAGAACCAGCAACACCAGATGTACCTAAAGATACGTTAGTGTTGATCCATGCTTGTAAGCCGCCAAGTGTTCTTGCAGTTGGTGAACCGCCGCCTGTACCTGCAGCTGCAACTTGGTTAGATAAAAGAATTTTTTCCATATCTCGTTTTAATTCTGAAGAAGCCTTAGATAACTGATATGCTTTTTCAGACTTACGACCAGCCTTATCAACTGACTCTAATGTGCCAGAGATTTGGATAGTTTTTTGTGAGATTTGAGTTCTGTTACCAACACGAGTTGTTGGAGCTAGTGATGCTGAAGTAGCATCTGCACCTTCAACCGCTGCGTTAGAACCGTCAGCTGCTGCTAGACTATCGGTTTGCCATTCATGAAGAACGGCTGTAGCCTTAGTTTTACCAACAGAAGACATAAATGGTGTGTCTGTTGGAGAGATGTTATAGATTACATCGGTTAAATCTTCACGATCACCGACTACGTCATATTGTTTATATGTTGCCATGATTATTCACTTCCTTATTAAATAAAGTTTTCAAAAAGAGCTGCTGCATCGGCCACTCGACCAGTTTGCTTCAGCTTATTCATTTGTTTTTTGCGAACATCACGATTTCCTTCTTTGACCTTAGTTCCTGACTTCACCATCTTAGGAGCTTCGGCAACCTTTTTCTTAATATTAGGTTTTGACTTCTGAAGTTTGTCGTATTGCATCGCTTTGTGTAGCATTAATACATGACGTGAATCATAAACTTGTGATAATTCAGCATCTGTAAAACCTACACTCTTACCGTAGTTACGAATCTCACTGCGGAGTTGTTCGCCTTTGGTTGGGTCTGAAAACTCTGGTA